ACTCGGTAGGTATTCACCACGGCCTGCTTTGCGCTGGTTACTGCATTGGGCGCGATATCCGCGGTGGCGATGGTGCTAATCGACTCGGTGACCGTTCCGCCCGAATTACTCCAGTGGTTGATCCCCGTGGCCGCCGCTCCGGGAACCACCAGACCGTAAGCCGTAACCGAGGTGGGAGCGTACACAGTGACAGCATTGGCGGCTAACGTCGCCGGGGCGGCGCCCTGTGGGATGCTAAATCCGTTCCATGTATCAGTTGTGGTCGGCGGTCCGATTCGATGGCCCGCCGTGCCGTCCCACCAATATGTACAGGTGGTGTAGATACTAGCGGTCGGAGAGACGCCGCAAGCGTCAAAACCCGTCGGCATCGCAACCGTGTAAGGGCCTCCAGATGCCGCTTGTTGGAAAGTGAAGTTGAGTTGCTGGCCGCTAGTGCAGGAAGCCAGCGTAGAGGAAGTGACGCTTGCGCTGAGTGCGGTCGAGAGCTTGAAGCTATCGACCGTTCCCGCGGACGCCGAGCCGCATGTAAAAGTTGGCGTGGTCGAGAATGTGGTCGTGTGAGGCGCGGCGGCATTGCCCGTTCCTCCACCGCTACTGGGAGTTCCACAGCCGGTACCATCTGCCTTGGCATAAGTCCCCGACCCACAACCTACCAGGCCAATCGACGCGATATTCCGGTATACGTCGCCTCCTGTAGTGCGCTGAACCGAAACCGTGCCAGATGAATCGCTATAGGTCGAAAAACTGCCATCGATCCGGTTTTGATATGTCCCCGCGGCAGCTTGCCAGTCGAGCGTGTTCGCTTCGAACCGAGTCGCAGCAAAATTCGCTCCGTTGACGGTGTTTGCAAGGTTTATGCCAACAGCCCAGCCCTCTATGGAGAAGCCATCGAACTTTGGAGTGTCGCCGCCTTCGATCGACACCGCCGTGCCCTGAGCGGTCAAGGCATTCTGGTAGGCCACTCCCCCGAAATAGGTCGTAGCGTTGACAATTCCTGTGTGCCGGATACCATACGAGAATGATCCGCTTATCTGAAGATCGGTAGCAGTTACATCAGCAGTGAAGTTCGCCCCACCGCCGCCGTCAACATTGAACGCCGTCTGTATGGCTGTCGTCGCGCCATTGCTGTTCCCAATTCGGACATGCTCAACTTTGGTCCCCTCGGCCCGAACGATTTTAATCCCGGTCAGAGTCGTATTGGAGTTCGTGGACAGATCGATAGCAACCCCGCTTACCCCTCCACGGCTGATCGTCTGAGCGCTGGAACCGATGGTGATGGCGGCTCCTCCCCAAGTGCCAGAGGCTCGAAGCGTACATCCAAACCCCTCGATGTAGACATTGTCCGCGGTCCATGTAAGCGGAGCCGTGAACGCATACGTCCCCGTTGGGCAATATGCAATTCCACCGCCAGCGGCGGCCACCGCACTGATGGTTGCCTGGATTGCCGCTGTGTCATCGTTCGAGTTATTCCCGAGCGCACCAAAGTCTTTGAATGAGACAACCTGACCAATCTTGGCGTTCACGGTTTGAGACACCGCACCAGTGCCGGTCTGGGTAAACGAGGCTGGTGCCTTGCCGTTTAGTTGGGTCTGACCGCTCGACGTGAAATCCACATAGCCCATCGTTGCTGGGCTGACACCATCCAAAGTTTTATTGGTCAACGTCTGGGTGTCCGTTGTGCCTACGACTGTACCTGAAGGCGCCGCAACAGTCGTGCCCCATAATGCGCCGCTGCTTACGACAGGAATACCACTGCCAGACGGGTAAGTCATGCTGCCAACACCCGCATTCAGCACAAACTGCGTTCCGTCATATTCAAAGAGATACGGAGTCCCTCCGAGAAGCGCACCGACGGCAAGAGCAGTGCTGGCGGAAGCTTTCAGGTTCTTTCCCCCCAGACCCGCAATATTCAATGTCGGACTGGTCGTAGTGTTGGTCGTTTGAGGGACGAGAGTCACCAATGCGCCAGTTGCATAGGAACCCGGAACAGGGTTGGGACTTGGGCAGGTATACGTCGTGGTCGAGCCCGTGGCGTCCTTACAATCCACGCCTCCATTTGTCGTTGTTCCGGCGACACCCTGAGGGCCTGTCGGCCCCGCTGACCCTGTCGCTCCGGTCGCTCCGGTTGGCCCTTGCGGACCCGTAGCACCAGCCGCGCCCGTGGCTCCTGTCGGCCCGGTTGTACCTGTCGCTCCGTTTGCTCCAGTTGGCCCTTGTGGACCCGTTGGTCCAGCCGCGCCAGTTGCCCCTGTTGCTCCGGCTGGGCCTGTAGCTCCAGCCGGCCCTGGAAGCGCCCACCAGGTGGGAGAAATATCGGGCTGGTGTCCGGTATTCGATCCCTGCACGGACACGTATGCGGTCCCGTTGTACTGCACCAGGTCAAGAGCCGCATAACTGGTGGCCGGAGCATACGTCCCGCGAGCAGAAAAGTTCCCACTCAACCCCGGAGCGCACATCAACTGGCCAGGCACAAACGGATTCGGCGCCGGCACGCACGTCTGCGCGATAGCCACCGCAGCCAGAAATGGCGCAGCAAATAAGATTCGCTTCATGGATTTTGCCTCCCCCACTTCAATAGCTGGCCCAGTTGGCGCAGACCGAGGTGAAGTTCCGGTTACCACCCGCCCAATGACTCGCCACCACTTGCCCCGAGCCGTTGTAGGCGTAAAGCTGGATATTCCACTGCGCGGCCCCGGTAAGCGGACTCGTACTGCTCGCGGCGATACCTGTGGTGTAGGTCCCATTCGACACACCGGACGTTGCAATCGTCACCGTGGTCCCAGAGACTCCTGTGATCGCGTAAGAGGCCGCCAAACCAGTGGGGCCGCCCGTCAAGGTAAGCTGCGCGCCCTGCCAGAGCCCCGGAGCTGAAGCAAACGTTGCCGTGCCTACATTGGCCGCGACCGCGACACTGGTGAGCGTAGAGGCAGCGACAGACCACGTAGCGGGCGTTTGGCCCACCGGGGCCGAACAGACTGCTGTCAAGCTGCTGCCGCTGTACTGGTAGAGATATGCGCAGACCACACTGTCAGAAGTGCATTGCGCCGGAGAAGCCTGGGACCAGAGGCCCGCAGACCACAAAACCGAAAGCAGGGCCACCCACAGTATTCGTTTCATAGCATTCTCCTATTCATTTGCCCCGAGGCCGACACACACCATTTCGAGCACCCGGTTGCGGTCTTCCAGATTTTTTATGGCCCGGATGATGAACGTGCTGCCCTGCTCCGTGACGAAGCGCTGATTTTGAGATACCGAAGCCTGATAGCGGATCGTAACCAGGGCCACCACGGCTGAGATATCCTGACCGGACTTGATCGTGTCCGTTCCGCTAGGAATTTCGATCTTGGCGCGCGCCGTTACAGGAGGATTCGCGGCCACATAGGAAACCATGGCGCCCGATGCATCCGTCCCTGCAAGCGGGGCGAGGAAGGTAATCCGGTGGCGCAGTTCGCCGGGATCAATCGAGGGCCAGGACATCAGTCGTAAATCCGCCAAGGGGACAGCAGTTCTTCGATCACCAGTTGAATGCCGGCCGGAATATTGGATCGGCGGATCTCCGAGGGCGGCACGCGATATTCATACGAATACGCGAGCATCTCTTTGATTGCGCGCAGTGTAGGCGCATACCCTTCAAAACCCGACTGCAGGTGCGCCAGATCGGCATAGCCACAATTGAACGTGATTTGGATGGGCGCGCCCGGCATCAGAATATCGGTCGGCCAGATTCCCGCGAACGGCAGCACGATGCGGCCAGGCTCCATGTCGGTAAACACGTTGAAACTGTTCGCCACGTTCGGCAGGTTATTGGCCGGCGCCATGGAGTTGATGACGCCATCGCTATTGAGGTAGGTGACGCTCACGACAGACGCCAGCGGCGGAAAGGGTAGCTTGATGAAGTTATACTTGTAGTACGAGTCCACGTCCATCGTGACGCTGGTCGGCCAGTTGGAATAGTCCCGGCCCGGCCACTGACGGAGGGAGAGCCGCCATGTCTGTGCAAGCAGCGCGCGCCGCATCACCGTCTCAGTTGCCTGGCGCGCAACCGTGATCAGGTCGGAGATGTATCCGTCGTCGTCGGTAAAGTCGGAAGACACACCCAGATGGGTCTTCGCATCCGCGAGCGCAACCGGATCCGCTACCGGAGCGGTGACAAGCTTCAGGCCAACGTCGATATCGCCAATATTCATGATGGGGTAGCCAAAAACTGGTAACGGCGGTCAGACTCAAACTGACGGCCTCTGGATTATGAGTCCGCCGGGGGGTGCGCGGGCTTCTGGCCTTTCGCGTCTTCCCCGGCGCGCTGCCTCTGCGCCACGCCGCGTTGAGATGGGGAAGCCTCTTTACGAACCGAGCAGCGCGCGCCAGTTGGCCGCCACCGGACAGAGGAATGTCGCCACCTTACCGGCGGCAATGGAAAAGACGACGTTCGCCCCGGCTGAATTGATCTGCTGACCGCTCGCCGGATAGACATCGAGGATCTTCGCTCCGGCATTACAGACCGTGATCTCCAGGCCGAGCACTGCAACGGGAAGCAGGGCGCTATCGTGGTCGCTGGCCACAGTCGTAAAATCGGCGATGACAGTCGTGATCGGCGTGGCGCCGGCTTGGCCGCCGGAGGCAAGCGCCGTCAACCCGGTAGCCGTGGAATACACCGGATTTGACCCGAAGGCGTTACGGAATGCATAGACCACCGTGCCCGTGGCCTTGTCCACAAACTCCAGGTCGCGACCGGTAAAACGCGAAAAGACCGTCGAGATATCGCTCATGGTGATTTCTCCTGATTGGGAAACTGTGAAGGGTGTGCCGCCGGGGTGCGCGGGCTTCTGGCCTTTCGCGTCTTCCCCGGCGACGGTTTCGTTTTGCAGGCGCCCACAAAACTAGACGGTCTGCGAGGGACCTCCCTGGTAGGCGTAGCGTAGACCGCTCAGGATCGCCACCGCGCTTACGTAGTTGGCCGCCGCGGGCTCGGCACACACCAGCTGGAGGTATGGAGTCACCGCGGTATCGCCATCCGGCTGCGCGATCTCGGCAGCATCGAGTTCGATGGTGAGGAAGGTGCCAGCCGTATTGGGAGGCGTGAAGCCGGATGCGGTGGCATATGCCGGCCCCGTATCGAGCGTGTCGTTGCCCGCGCCGGCGGTCGAGTTCTGATACCACCGAAAACCGATTGCTACGGGGTTGGCGCCGGCGGCGCTGGTGCATTTGTTGAGCGTCACGATGCCGGGAGCACCGGCGAGCGTCCCGAGCATGATCACGATGGAGACGTGCTCCGCATTTTTCATCGAGAAAGCCTGCGCCGTCGCTCCCCCGGTCGCGTTCTTCGGTAGAATCAACGGGACGATATGGCCCGCTTCGGAAACGTTGAAACCGTTCATGGATTTTTTTCTCCTGAGTTAAAAGGTTGAATTTGGTTGAGGCGGGATAAACCGATGGCCCATCCCGCCGTCAGGAAGCGATTACTAGCGCGATGCCAGCGCGATGAAAGGCGACAGCGTGTTGCTGCCCTTGAACGGGGTGAGCGGGGTGTGCCAGATCGGCTGGCCATCCACCCGGTAGATCCATCGAAAGGTCATTTCGTCGGTCAGAAAGCGGACGTGCATCGAGGTGGCCTGCTCCACATCGCCCTTGTCAACATAAACCCATTGGCTGAAATCGGCCAGGATGATGTCGCCAACAGTGCCCACGGTCTGACACTGTTCAATCGGGATCACGGGACGCCCGAACATGAGCGCATACTCGTTGCCCGCATAGCCGGATGGAGTGTAGATATTGGGACCGTTGGCGGCCACACCCGCAACCACCGAAGACCCGCCGGTGCCCACCGGGAGAGACATTTGGAGCAGTTGCTGCTCCACGTCCTGGTTGACAAACCAGGCTGCGGTCTTGCGACTCCGCGCGTGCAAGCGGTACCACATTTTGGTGACATTCTGGAACAGCACGGTGGCCGAGCCCTGGCCGGTTTCCTTGGCGATGGTAATCAGCGGGTTGCTGTTCATGATCCCCAGAGGTTGGCCGGCGCCCGAGCCATTGATCGCGGCATCGTCCATCTTGAAGCCGACTTCCTCTCCGAACGCCATGGTCACGATGGCACCCAGCATGCGCGCGTCCCGCAGTACTTCATCGGTCGCGTAATACAGGCCGGTGAGCTTCTTGGTCACAAGATCGATCAGGCGGAACTTCGGCTTCGATCCCGTCTGAGAATCAGCCTCATTCTGCCAATACATCCGCACGCCGCCCCAGCGGGACCCGTCCGCGCGCGATTGTTCGTCGATGCCGGGGATCTTGATCGAATTGGTCGCTTCGCTCAAGGGCAGCTTACGGCCCCGCGTGTAGACCATGCCGGTATCGTGCGCGATGGTCATGATTTCATCCGAAAAATCCGGATGGACCAGGAAGCCGCCATCGGCCGGCACGGCTTCCGAAGACCCGGCCGCAGCAGCGCGCTGGTTGAGTTCGAGCAAGCGCGGGTCGGTGCTCATCGGGTTCAGGGCCGCGTTGCGGATGGCCTGAAGTTGCTCGCCCAAACCGGCCGACAGCCTCAGGAACCGCTGCTCGTTGGTTTCGTTGACGCGCTTCTCACGGCCGAACGGCTTGTCGAGGGCGTTGTTATGCACCGCGACGTGGCCATCGTTGGGAATATTGCTCGACGCCGCGGCCCGCTGTTCCAGCGTCAGCGTTTCGGCGATCCCTTCAGCCGCCTCGGTTTTGGCCTTCACTGTCTCGCGCTCTTCCTTGGTAAGCCCGCGGTGTTCCGTTTCGGCCATGTGAATAACCGCTTGGGCCGCATCGACGAGCGCGGCCTTTTGCTGCTGCAACTCCAAAATACGATTCATCTGCTAATTCTCCTTTTTCGTTGGTTATGCAATTTTGAGCAAACGGAGCCGCGCTCCTTGATGCTCAAGTTCAATTACGGCCTCGGCGGACTGAGATAGTTCGCTACTCTCAGAGCGGGCCGTGGAATCCGGATAGGCGGCGAAACTATGGGGAGAGCCTTCGACCAGACGCGCTTCCTTCACCACGCGCGTCCGAACGCCGGAGCGGTTCTCCCAAATGGAATCCAGGATATAGAACGCCGCGGAGGATTCCTTGATGTCGCCGCGCTCCATCGACACTTTCAGATCACGGGCCGCCTGGGTATCCGGCAGATCGGCCTCGTAGTGCAGCCCATCGGCTTCGTCCCAGAAGCGCGCCGTGCCGGCCGACACGCGCCCCAGCACGTGATCGATGTTGTGATTCGAAAGCACGCGCGGATCGTCCACCGCCAGCCACCTGTTGAAGCAGCCCGGCTGGTAGACTTCGACAAATCCCCCGAGGTCGCTCGACACCGCGTTATAAGGCGCGAGCAAACCGGTTACACGCGCCACCGCGGGCTTCCCTTCGCCAGCCGGCGCGAGATTCAGGACCGCGGAACCGCAACGGCGCAGGGAAATTACGCTGCCGTCGGGACGCTTGAAATCGACAGCCCGCGATTGATTCAGGAACCAATCCAGGGCGCCACTGGGAAGCGCCTCCGGCGGAACGGTTTCTTGGTTCGATTGCGCCTTCGCCGCTTTCTGTATCGGACAATCTTCGCAGTTCTCGTCCCCACAGGCTGCGTTCGCGCAGTTTTCGCAATCGCCGTCCTTGCAGTTCTGGCAATCGCAGGCGCACTTCTCTTCGGTCGGAGCGTCGCCATCGGCTTTCAGTTCCTTCGGCACTTTCGAGTAGCGCTTGAGGGCCTGAAAACCGCGGGCCATATCCATCGCCTCGCCCGAGGCCACATTGCTCTTCCCCGTGGCAAAGCCTTTGGCGATGCACTCGGCGGCGCCCATCCAGGTTTCTGCGTCCATCATGGCCTTTACGTCTTCGAGCTTCTGTCCGGTGCGGTCCGCGTAAGCCTGAGCGATGGACAGGTCGATAGCGCTCAGGGCGTTGACCTGCTTCTGGTGTTCGGCGGCATTGCCCACCGTCATACCCCAGGCGTTATGGATCATCATCATGGCGCCCGAGCCCATAGTGATCGTGTCTCCCGCCATGGCAATGATCGAAGCCGCCGAAGCTGCAAGGCCGTCCACATATACGTCGATGGGCTTGCCCTGCGCCCGGAGCATGTTCAGGATGCCCACACCCTCAAAGGCATCGCCACCCGGCGAATTGATGCGCAGTGCAATCCGCGCGTATGTGCCGCCGCCGTCCAACTCTTGTTTGAAGCCTTTGGCCGTGATGCCGGAGCCATCCCACCAGTTCTCTCCGATCTCTTCATAGACCAGTAGCTCGTAGACACCATCGCTGCGCAGGGCGGCGCGGAAGCCCGGCTTCAGCGGCCCGTTTGCAGGCGCCTGCACATCT